AGAATAGATTGACACCAAGTGAGAAACAATTTCTCACACACATCTTCCGTTTCTTCACACAAGGTGATGTGGATGTGGCAGGTGGTTATGTAAAGAATTATCTACCATATTTCCCACAACCAGAAGTCCGTATGATGTTGTTAGGTTTTGCGGCTCGTGAAGCATTACACATTGCGGCCTATTCACACCTGATTGAAACATTGGGTCTACCTGACACCATGTATAATCAATTTTTAGAGTATGATGCGATGAAACAGAAACACGATTATGTGTTGGACATTTCAGACCAAAATTCTACAAAACAAAATACAGCAAAACATATTGCAGTATTTTCTGCCTTTACAGAAGGTATGCAATTGTTCTCGTCATTCATTATGTTACTAAACTTCCCACGCAATGGCACAATGAAAGGCATGGGTCAAATCGTTACATGGTCAATCGTTGATGAAACAATGCACACCGAATCCATGATTAAATTGTTTAGAACATATATTGAAGAAAACAAAGAGATTTGGAACGATGAACTCAAAGGTGAATTGTATACCATTGCAGAGCGTATGGTTACACTAGAAGATAAGTTTATTGATTTGGCATTCCAAATGGGTGAAATGCAACGCCTAAGTAGTGAAGATGTAAAACAATACATTCGTTACATCGCAGACCGCAGATTGATTTCATTAGGTCTCAAAGGCGTATTTAAGGTTAAAAAGAATCCATTGCCTTGGGTTGAAGAAATGGTCAACTCGCCTGTGCATGGTAACTTCTTTGAAAATCGTGTAACAGATTACGCCAAGGGCGCCTTGTCCGGTACATGGGATGATGTATGGGGTAAAGCCGCTTAATGAATTTAACAACCAAAGCCGCTGAACGAATTCGTGATTTAATTATTGAAGAAAACCAACCAACACTTAAAGGTCTTAGAGTTGCGGTTCGTGGCGGTGGTTGTAATGGCTTTGAATATGTGTTTACCTTTGAAAATACAATAGATGAGGGTGATTTTGTATTTGAAGCCTCAGATGTTAAATTAATTGTGGATTATATGTCAATGGAGTATTTAAATGAAGCAACACTTGATTACAAAGAACAACCTTTTGAATCACGATTTATAATTAGTAACCCTAAAGTAAAATCATCATGTGGTTGTGGCTCATCGGTTGGTTTTTAGAAAGATTAAATGTTAGAATTAATTTATCTGCTTGTATGCACACATATTACAATTATTTGTGTAACACTATTTTTACATAGAGGTCAAGCACACAGAGGTATTGAATTTACAAAACCAACAGAGCATTTCATAAGATTTTGGTTGTGGTTAACAACCGGTATGGTAACAAAAGATTGGGTTGCGATTCATCGTAAACACCATCAAAAAACTGATGTTGAAGGCGACCCACATTCTCCACATCTTGAAGGCATATGGTCTGTATTGTTTAGTGGAGTTTATTATTACATATTAGCATCAAAAGATAGAGACATGATTCAAAAATATGGTGTTGGTACACCAGATGATTGGGTTGAAAAAAATATCTATTCGAAATATGCTTTTGCTGGAGTTTTTACTTTACTACTAATTAATCTCTTACTATTTGGTTGGTGGGGTTTATGGGTTTGGGGAGTCCAAATGGTATGGATTCCTTTTTGGGCAGCAGGCGTTATAAATGGAATTGGCCATTATTATGGTTACAGAAATTATGACACCAAAGACAAATCAACAAACATAATTCCATGGGGTATTATAATTGGTGGTGAAGAATTGCACAACAATCATCATGGTGAACCTGGCAATCCAAAACTAAGTAGAAAATGGTTAGAATTTGATATTGGTTGGATGTGGTTAACTATTTTAATCAAACTGAAACTTGCAAAGATAAGAGGAACAGAATGAAATATTTTACTTTAATTGCACTATTAATTGCAAACATTGTGCCTGCGTATGCACAAAAAACACCACAGGGGGTAACCTATGATGCTCAGATTGTCCGTGTAAATGACGGCGATACTGTTGTCATAGCGGCACCTTTTCTTCCTGCGCCACTCAAGCCTGAACTTGCAGTTAGAATCTACGGCGTTGACACACCAGAAAAAGGATTTAGAGCTCAATGCCCTTCTGAAGATGCCAGAGGAAAAGCCGCTACTGAATTTACAAAAAACGCAGTTACAAAATCCACTAAGCGTCAAGTTACGCTCTACGGCTGGGATAAATTCGGCGGTCGTGTATTGGGAGATATTGTATTAGATGGCCAATCACTACGCACAGGTTTAATTCAAAATGGTTTCGCTAGAGAGTATTTTGGTGAAGCAAAACAATCATGGTGTAACTAATGGCATCTCTACATCATATTTGCGATAATTGCGGTTCTGAATTCACAATCAAATACGATGAGAATCAAGCAGAAGATTCACCGCATTATTGCCCATTTTGTTGTGAAATGATTGTTGATATTGATGATTATGAGGAAGAAGATGAATAAGTACCAGTATGACATGGTACTTTCATAATACACCACAAGAGTTCACAGAAGAAGATATAAACGACAATTTCGGATTCGTCTATCTTATTACGCACAACCCAACAGGCCGCAAATACATTGGTAAAAAATTCTTTACCAAAGCGGCCACTCGCCAAGTCAAAGGCAAACGAAAAAAGATTCGTAAGTCCTCTGATTGGGAAAACTATTGGGGTTCCAACAAAAAACTACAAGAAGAAGTTAAAGAAAACGGGAGTGAAAACTATACCCGTGAGATTCTGCATCTTTGCAAATCCAGAAGTGAGTGCAGTTATTGGGAAACATTTGAGATTTTCAGTCGCCATGCATTAATGAATGATGGATATTATAATGAGTGGGTGAGTTGTAAGATTCGTAAGGACCATGTATTCAAATCTTAACGGAGGACACCAATACTTATAGTTTTTAATGACCTAGTAAGTCAGCAAAAAGGTAAAAATTAACAATAATCGCCGAAAAGGACTACGCATGGCTCGTAAGCAAGTAGCAAATACTGAAGTTATTAACACAACAGCCAAATCAACCAATCATCTGAAAATACGGATTGATGACTTAAAAACATTCGAACCTCTTACAGAAAATCAAAAATTATTTTTTGATGCATACAAAAGACAAGATTACTTCATAGCACTTCACGGTGTCGCAGGTACAGGTAAAACATTCTGTGCATTATACAAAGCAATTGAAGAAGTCCTTGACAAAGCAAATCCATTCCACAAAATTATTATCGTAAGGTCTGCGGTGCAAAGCCGTGAGATTGGTCATCTACCTGGTGATGTAGATGAGAAAATGGATATCTACGAACAACCATATCGCCAAATCTGTCATACACTCTTTGGTCGCCACGATGCATATCAACGATTAGAAGAACAACACCACATTGAGTTTATATCTACATCATTTATTAGGGGAATGAGTTTTGACGATGCCATTATTATTGTAGATGAAATGCAGAATATGACCTTTGAGGAAATTGATACAGTAATGACCCGTGTTGGTTATCGTTCAAAGATTATCTGGTGTGGTGATTACCGACAAACTGATTTGAATAAGAAAAAGAATGATGTATCAGGTATTCTTAAATTCTTTGATATTGCTCATCATATGAAGGCATTTACTCGCATTGAATTTACTGCCGATGATATTGTGCGGTCGTCATTGGTCAAAGATTATATCTTGGCAAAAATGCGATATGAAGATGCCGTTTCATAAGGTAAAAAACTTAGACCTTTGCCTCTAAACCATGTTGCAATGCAATATAATAAACTAAATAAGATTGTGATGCTTAATTAAGGTCACGCTTATCATTTTATTAATCGTCTAAAGGAGATTTACCATGCTATCATACGCAAATTCATTTATCGACACCGTTCAAGGTGCAAAAACTCAATTTTTGAACACAGTCGTTACCGAAAAATCTGTTCGTGAGCCACTACAAGCTTTTGTTGATGCTCAAACTTCATTTGCAAAAGAAGTTGCAAAAATTTCAGATACAGTTTACAATCAAACGGTCACACAAGTAGAAAAATTTACTGCGAAGAAATAATGAAAAAATTTTTCCGCTCAGTATATCTTTTCTTTAAAGGTATTGGTTATGCTCGTGCAGCTTCAATGCACGCTCGTATGGGTGACCATAAAAAAGCAGTTGAAATTATGAAAGAATACGAGAAATGCAAGTGAATAACTGGATACCTATGACCGATGAAGATTGGGATTGGGTTAACGGAAAAGTACCAGTTCCAGTACCAGCAAAGTGAGGTTCTTCGGTTGCATACATAATCATATGCAGCCGAGAACCCGACCAATTCCATCAAAGCGCCACCTTGAAGTGTCCGCAAAGACCAAATCATGGCATCCAGTCGAGCGCAAT